TATAATCTTCAACATTCTCAGGTTGACTAGTCTCTCTAATAAATTTTGCATAAGTCTTTGAAAACTTCCTAGACTCATTGGATATCCGTTTATATTTACGGATATTTGTCATTGTGCAATTGATACGTAGCTGTTCTTTTTTTATCATAATACTTCACAAGCCTCTTCTATAATTTCTTCGGCACCGAATGTCTCTTTCATTTGATAGCGGAACACACCTTTACGTAAAATGATCAATAATTCTTTATTAGAAATATTTATCTCATATGAGCACTTATCTTTGAAAAGCTTCTCACAACATTCTTCAAGAACTGCTTGTTGTAATGGTATCTTTTCATCATATGGTGGATTAATGAGAGTCTTCATTATCTCACGTAATTTACTAATACGTTTATTATCTCTTGCAAAATCTATCATAATCCAAATACCTCATCAATTGTTGTCTCATTGTCACCACTTATCATCTTAGTGAACTCTTCTTCATTGATAAGCTTAACACTAAGCTCTCTAGCTTTTCGATTCTTTGACGTTCCAGTGTTAGTATCATTCGTCACAAGATACGTCAATCCTTTCGTCACGCTTGATTTCACGTCACCTCCGAGTTGCTTAACTTTGGCTTGAGCGTCTTTACGTGACATCTCTGAGAGCGCCCCGGTAAAACAGAACGATTGATCATTAAGATATCCGCTAGAAACATCACTAGAGATGTCTGGAGAGCTCTCAAGAGGTCTCCAGCGTTCATCTGTTATAACCATCTCCATAACTTTGACGTTCCTCTCGATGTCACGTAGGAACTTCTGGAGCGTTATGTCACCGACACCACCTGGAAGATCTTTATTCAGATATATTCTCCAAAAGTATTCAGATTTGATATTCTCATAACCGTAATGATCAACAATCTTATCAAATGTCTTCCGGCCAATTGAGTCAAAATCAAGTGAACCAAGAATATCAATTTCAGGTGTAGTGAAAACTTTAGTCATCATCTCATTATAGAAAGCTTGTTGACTTTTTGACTTATTAGGTTTCCAGCTAATTAGATCTTCATATGTGTAAATTGCAAAAAGTTCTAAAGATTTTTGTGAAACATTGTCAACATCAAGTCGTTTAATGAACTGAGTGACCTTATGAATATTTTGAGCTGGACATTTGAGATGATTTGGACATTTCAGATCGACACCATCTCGTGTAAGTTCAGTGTTACAACTTGGACAATATTCAGGTGCTTCGACTTCAGGTAGATTTTCATCAAATTCTACCTCAGCGAGCTTTGGTATAATGTCCCCACTTTTTATAATTGTTACATTTGATCCATAACGTAAATCACTCTCAATCATCCACTGATAATTATAACATGACACCCTGCCAATTGATGCTCCACCTAATTCAACTGGATCAAGTAATCCCACAGGAATAAAGCGGCCGTTTTTTGATGGGCCCTCGAAAACTACATCAAGCAATTTAGTCTTAGCAACTAAGTCATTCACTTTAAAAGCTTTCATCTTCTTCGGTAAATAAATACCTTCATCAATATAGTCAATTGTACATAAAACCAAGCCATCAATCAGATAATCACAACTTGACTTAAATTCTTCATATAGATCTAGAAGCTTTTGAATATAGTCTTTATGTGAGGAAATTTTATAGAAATATGGCGACTCAAAGCCCCATATGTCCAATTGAATATATTGATCGTATTTAAACCAATCAGTACCCATAATTTCATACGCTATGAATGAAACATATTGAAGCAACTCAACATCAAGCTCCTTACGATTCATGATGCCTACGATCGCATTACGAGCATTTTTATAAGGTATGTCAAGCGTCTTGTTCAATTCAGCTAGACGTGACTCTTTGATGAATAATTCACCTCTGACGTCACATGCACCAGCAACATGAGTCATATGAATACAATTACTCTTTATGACCTTCTCGTAAATATTCTGGCCAGTTTCGCCATCTCCGCGGGTGGCCGCTTCAATTAACACGCCTTCATCATTAAATTTCAGGCGTGCTGACATGCCGTCAATCTTGGCTGAGACGAGGACATCTTGCTTCGTTTCGTTTATCTTAGTGAGCCATTTCTCTACGTCTTCAGGCTCTTCGGCTTTCAATTTCTCAAGTGAACCCATGACGATTGGATGCTTGACTTCACCTGTTGGATCACTTAACGTGATTCGTAATGATGTGTAAGCTTGGTCACCATATTCGGCCCGGTATGAATCAAGTAAGTCATCAAACGCGGTATCGGTGAGGATAGGTAATCCAGCGCGGTATGCATCATTGGCGTGGACAATTTGATCTTCGAGGATTTTTTTACTCATATGTTACACTCTTTCCTAAACTTATCATAATATCATCTTACCATGAAAGAGAGCTAATGTACACTAAAAATTAGCAAACTTAATCACATTTAATATATGTCAAAATTATTTCTCTATTACGTGATGGATCAAGTTCTATTAAAAAAACTGTTTGCCATTCGCCTAATAATAATTTATCATCCGAAGTAGGAATCATTTCACTTGTTGTAATGTGAAGCTGTCTAATATGTGAAACACCATTTATTCTTTCAGTACTTGGAACATCTCTAATACCTATATTATCATGTAAATATTTGAGATTATTTGGCGCTATACTTTCGAAATGATTTCCAATATCTGCTAATAATAATATTTCATTTTCTATAATCTTTATACCACACGTAGTATGTCGTGTAAAAATATGAATTAGGCCATCACCCGTTCTTCCTTTAACAAAATCTAAAAGTATATCATTAAGTGATGTAAATCCCTTTTCAGTATAAATTTTAAAAGATTTTCTAATTTCATTTTTCATTAAGTAACTCCTCGATATTATTTAAATTGACATCAATATTTAAACCTGTAAATTTATAGTGTCCATTAATAGCTTTCTTTATAATTCTGGCAAAATTATCAGATGAAAGTAAAGTTGTTTGATCTTCATCTGGATATAATTTATTTCTCATTTTTGTTGCACATCGTCCAGGTGATATACATATAGTTGAAATACCCTCTTGTGCCCAACATGATGTAGCCATTATTATTGCAGCCTTTGATGAACAATATGATGACCATCCACCTTTTATAGAACTACCAGCTGAGGAACCAATATTTATAATTATAGCATGTGGATTATTTTTTAAGACTTCCTTTGTACATTGAAAAACGCCTATAGTATTTGTTTGAAATGTTTGAATAAATTCATCATTATCTTCAATTATATTAGAAGGTTCTATATATCCTGCGTTATTTATTAATATATCAATATTTTTATTATGAAAATAATTTTTAATACTTAATACATTTGTAACATCTAATTTTATTCTATCTGGTAATAATATATTATAATCTGATTTAAGCCGTCTATTTATAGCATTGGCAATTCCACCATTTCCGCCAGTTATTATGATATTCTTTTTCATTTAATTTTCTCATTATATAAGTGTTTAACTATTTCTAAATCTATGGGGTATGTTACTTTAATTAAATTTTGATCACCTAATAATAGTTCAGGATATATATTATAATATTTAAACATTAAAGATGTTTCATCTGTAAAATCTGGCTTTATTTCATTTGAATATGCATCAATTAACATCTTAGTATTAAAAGCCTGGGGTGTTTGAAATGATAAACATTTTTCACGGGAAATATACGGTGTATCTATATATTCTTTTAATATAATAGTTTCGGCCATTGGTATATAAAAGCTTGTAGAGGGTTGATCCGATCCTAATAATTTTTCTATGTGATATGATTTAACAAGTGGTCGAGCTGCCTCTAAAATAATAACCCTCTCACTACACGATGATAATTTATTCAATCCATTTATTACAGAACGAGAACGCGTATCGCCAGGTTTTACATCTATTCCAACAATAACAATATCATTTGAATAAGATGAAGCAACAGAATAAACCCATTCCCATAAAGGTTTATCATATAGATTTACAAATTGTTTTTGCTGGCCGAATCTTTTACCAACCCCGCCTGCTAAAATAATAATACTATATTTAGATTTCATTATTCGTATTTATTGTTTCTTCCTAGTCGCATTTTTAGGTGTACCTGGTAAACCTTTAATTGGAGTTTCCCAGTCGCCGCCGTAATATTTTTCAAAAAATGGAACTGGATTTGGTATTGTATCTAATTTAACACCATGAAAATCTATTATGCTTTTATCAATAAAATCATTTTTTTCTAAAATACAAGATGAACACTTTAAACCATCTTTAAAAATATATAAATCAATATAATCTGAATCTTTACCTAAACTAACTAATATATTTTTATCAATTCTTACTACATTATATCCGCATGTTGAAACTAATTCATCAATACATGGTAATAATTTTGTAATATCATGGGACGAAATAGCTATATCCATATCTGCATCATGTGGTATAAGATCACCTGATCTATAAATACCCAATAATGTTCCAAGAATTAGTCTATAATTAATATTATGTTTTTTCAAAATTTCACAACATTGTATAAGATTAATTCTAGCACGTTCCAAATTTAATGTTTTACTTTTATCAACTCCAATCCATGGATTTGTGATTGCTTCTGGATATTTTTCTTTAATATGTGAAAATAGCGGCATAATTTTTCTCTTTATTTTTTATGATAGTTTTTTGTTTCAGTTGTATAGTTGTAAAAATAAATTGGATGATTTATATAGACTTCATTTTTGAGTTTATCTCTTATTCGATCACTAAAATCTTTATCTTCACCATTTGACATTTTAGGATTAAACATCACCTGGTTAACAATAGAACGTTTAATTGGATTCAGATGATTTGGATATCGCACATATTCACCGTCAGATGTTATAGCCCATTGTTTATACTTGATAGAATGTTTGAAATTTTTTGCAGAACGTCCATTAGTTGTCATGATGCCTTCAATTCCAATACAATCTTTACCATATTTTGCTGCTCGTAATATTTCATTGATATAATCATCTGATACATCGTCATCATCATCTATAAAACACACATATTGACCAATTGCATTTGAAACAAGCTCATTTCGTTTTTCACCTATATATCGTTCACAGTTATCTTTACATATTAATATTTCAACATCATCAGTATATTGTTTTTTTAATTTATCCATTAATATTTTTAATTGTTTTTCTCTACCATTGATTGTACATATTAATATCGATAATAATTTTTGGGGCAGTTTATCATATTTTAATTTATCAGCAAGTGATAATTTCTTCCGATTATTATATAATGTTTTACTAGATTTATCTGCATGAAATTTTTTATCAAAGTCATCTATTTTTCTTTTACCATATGACCAATGTCTATGTTCAAATGTAGTTTCTGGTGAGGCTGCTATTATTTTAAGTAGATTCATTTCAATTAAAACGTCACATAATTCATTGTCTGAATGAAAATGAGTATATGCCGGATGATATGTGATATAATTCAACGCTTTTAATGTTCGATAGTCTAAAATTGGGATTGGAATTATTTTATCAAAAATATCTTTACGTTGTCCGTCATAAACATTAATTCCACCTATAAAATCTGAGAATATTTCATGTAACGTACAATCCCAATTTTTAGGTGGGAAAAAATCATCAGACATCACGATTATAATGTCGTCATCATTTAACTTATCATTTGCCAATGAGGACGTCAATTTATAGAGAGGCTTAGTGATTCCACAATTTTCATATGGATACAACATTACGTCATAACCATGCATCTCTAGCTTCAATAGATCTTGTTGAGTATCTACGATAACTTTCGTCTTGACATTCTTTCGATTAGATATTTTCGACATCCATTCTTGATGCGTCTTATGAAACTCATCGGGCCTAATTGTGCTACATAATAGATAAATCATTTTACATTCTTTTGTTTGATAGTCGTCAAAATATCATCTATATATTCTACTGGAAAATGAGGAATTTTTACAGGCTCATATCCATATAACTCTATAATTGTCTTTGCACCATTTATCATGTTGAATTTCCATTCAGGCGTGCGCGGAATTGTTGTATTCTCAGTACTACATGCCTGCTCATCAATATAATCATAACTGTTAACAAGGTCCGCAAACCACCAAAATGGCGGATGCATACGTTCATTGATCAGTCGATAGGTGTGTTCAACATGTTCCCAAGAATTCTTGAAGCGTTCATCAAGATAACCAACTGTTTCAATAGCTTTACGGGTGTAATATGAAAATGATCCAACACAATTAGCATTCAATGATAATGAGTAGTCGTCTTTATGAATAATTTTTCTAGGCGTTGGGACACCATCTCGTTTATTTGCGGGGCCATGATATGCAAAATTGAAATGTTGAATCCCTGAGGATTTAGATAGCTTGATATACTCGTTGAATACATTAGGGTCTTTGATGATCATGTCGTCTTCAATTAAGAAGAGGTGATCACATCTATTATCCATCATCTTATGTAGCGCGTCATTCTTTGATATGGCTACCATCTGATTAGTTTCATGTTGGATGACATCAGTAGCTTTCATATAAGTGCCCGGATCATAATGAGTACCGTCATTGACCACTACTATATAATGTTCACTTGGAATAGACGCGAGGCACTTCCGAAAAAATGCCTCACGATTACATGTGATAATACCTATGCCGATTTTATCCATTGTTATTTAATGGTTGGCATGTTGTCTTGTGGGCCACCTGCATATTCAGTTGTATCAATTTTAATTTTTTTGACTTTACTGTCAGTGATTTTAACTCTGTTGACATCAAACCAGCTACCAGCTGGAACTTCATGTTTAACATCTTTACCTTTTTTGATTGCAGGTTGAAGACAGACTTGATCACATCCAGTTAGATAGTGACAATATCCAGTTATAACACCTTTGAATCCAGTAATAATATCTTCACCGGTTGTTCCCATTTCGAATGCATGTTCATTTTTCATTGTTTACTCTTTCTGTTAATGTTTACTCTTTCTGTTAATTACATCATTGGCATAGTAGGTTGTGCCACTTTATCACTTTCTTCTGGAATGTTTGCAATCATGCATTCAGTCGTTAGAAGAAGTCCAGCAATAGATGCCGCATTCTGAATAGCGTTCCTAGTTACTTTCGTAGGATCAACAATTCCTTCAGCAATCATGTCAACATATTCATCAGTCGCCATATTATAACCCGTAGTCATATCAACACAATTTTGAACATTCTGTGAAATTACTTCACATGACAATCCAGCATTTTTGGCCAATTGTTTTAGTGGCGCGTCGCATGCTTTCACAACAATTGAAGCCCCGATAATTTCGTCACCATCGGTCGCATCAATCACATTCGCCTCAAATTTTGCTCGAAGCAATGCAACTCCACCACCTGGAATAATGCCTTCTTCAACGGCTGCTCGTGTAGCATGAAGTGCGTCATCAACTGGTCTTTCTTTTCCTTCATTTCGGATTCAGTCGTAGCACCAATCTTAAGGACCGCAACACCACCTGAAAGTTTTGCTAGACGTTGTTTCAATTGTTCAGTTCCAAAATCAGACGCTCCATCCTTGATCAATTTACGGATAGCCTCACATCTATCGTCAATCTCAGTTTTATCACCTTCGCCATCAACGATGATTGTCTCACTTTTTGTTACATTCACAGACTTTGCAGTTCCAAGCATATCAATAGTAACACTATCCAATTTTAGGCCAAGATCTTCACTGATATACATTGCACCCGTCAAGACAGCAATGTCTTTCATGATCTCCTTACGATTCTCGCCATATCCAGGCGATCTCACTGCACATACATTGAGGACGCCGCGCATTCTATTAACGACAAGTGTTGCAAGTGGTTCGGCTTCAATATCTTCAGCAATAATCATCAATGATTTACCAGTTTGCTGGACTTCATTCAAGATCGGAAGAATATCTTGTAGATTGGTAATCTTCTGCTCGACAATAAGAATCAAAGGATTTTCAAATTGTGTTTCAAGTGTCTGAGGATTCGTCGCGAAATAAGGTGAAAGGTATCCACGATCAAACATCATGCCTTTCTTAACTTCGAGAGTCGTTTCCATTGAACGTGATTCTTCAATAGTAATCGGACCGTCTTTTCCAACGAACTCCATAGCGTCTGCTATTAGTTTGCCGACCTCTTTATCACCATTAGAACTAATCGTTCCAACTTGTTCAATTTCTTCACGCGTAGTAATTGGTTTACTCATCTCCTTAAGAGATTCAACAACTTTTATGGTTGCTTTATCAATACCACGTTTGATACTCATTGGGTTCGCACCGGCCGTAATATTCTTGATGCCTTCACGATAGATCGCTTCGGCAAGGATTGTAGCAGTTGTTGTTCCATCTCCTGCATTATCACAAGTACGCATAGCGACTTCGCGGACCATCCGCGCGCCCATACTTTCAAACGGATCACTTAACACAACTTCTTTGGCGACGCTCACGCCATCTTTTGTGACAATGGGTGCACCATACTCACGATCAATGATTACATTGCGACCTTTTGGACCGAGTGTGACTGCGACTGCATCAGTCAATTTTTTAACACCTGTTAACATACTCTCACGAGCATTACTATCAAACTTCATTTCTTTTTTCATAACCTAAATTCCTTTTCCATATTATCAATTATTTCTTTGTCAATTTCATTAGCTATTTCTTTACCATTTCTTGCTATAATAAATTCATCCCATTCTTTCTATGTGACATGGTCAGGTTTAAATTTATGTTTACTACATTCAATAAAAATTAAATCATATGAAGTCATTATGTAATCTTAGCTAAAATATCATTCTCTTCAATAATCTTATATTCATTCTCAAACTGTTTGATTGAAACACCTGAATCTCGTTTAATTAAAACATTATCACCTTTAACTAATAATAAACCGAATTCTTCAGATAATTTAACTTCTTCAACAATAGCTAGTTGAACAGAATCTTCAGAAATATCTGGAATAATAATATTTCCCGCAAATGTTTCTTCTTTTTCATTTAATCTAATTAGAATCTTTCCGGTTGATGGAATAATTTTATTAATCATCATTATTTAAGTCCTCATTATTTACACCAGATTTATTTGAAGATATGAAACGTTTAAATTCATCAAAGTCTTCCTCATCATTATAACTACGCATGACCTTTGAATGTTTAGGACGCTTCTTTTGTTTGTTCTTATTGAAATTTTCTCTATTATAACCCATGCTTAAATTCCATTAACCAATGTCATCAAGAATATTATCAAGATCATCTAGATTAAAATCATTATCATCATTACTAGTAGTAATATCATCAACATCAATCTTAGAACTATTGTCATCTGTACTTGCATCAATATTATCAACAGACAAATCACTATCATCCTTTTCGGCGATTTCATTGATTTCCCCTATCAATTCATTAATATCTATGTCATCCGATTTTTCAATCTTTTCTTCGATACTTTTTTTATTAATTTCATCAATAGCGCCGGCAATTTCTTCATTCTTCTTAAGATCTTCAGGGCCATCTTCAAATAAAATATCATCAGCTGGAACATTGATATCATTTTCCATAACATATTGTTCAAGAAATTCTTGTGACTCTTCTTCAGTTGTCATAGTGTAATATTCATCATCAAACGGGAAATTATTTATAAGCTCTTTTGTTATAGCAGGAAGATCATAGGGCTTAGTTGTGAAACCAGTTTTGTCAAGTTTTATTCGAGTAAATCTAAACTCAGTTGGTTCACCTTCGCGATAAATTGTTTCTTCCTCGTGGACTGATGCATAAAAATCAACAGCATTCTTTCCATTAAACACGCAATCACTTTTTTGTGTTTCTTTGATCTTTGAAAGAATAGACTTATACATTTCTTTGTCTTTAAGGATGATTGTGCGAATAGTTCCATTGTTATTTAGATTATGTGGATCTTTAACAACATAAACAGGTAGGATCGCTACATATTTGTTCATACCTTTTTGCCACTTCTTACGAGAAATAGCATCTTTCTTACCTGATTCTTTCCATTTACGGAAATGCGCCCAACCATATTTGCAAATAGGACATTCATAATCAAGCCCATTTGCATTCATATAAGTAGTATTCGAACACGTTGAAAAACTTTCTAAGCGGCCCTTAGTAGATCCGTCTTCTTTCTTCTCATCAACCCAATGTTCATGAACATATTTTTCAATGAATGGAAAGTCTCTATTAGATGCTGACGATGTAAAATTCAATAGACGGAATCTATAAACATTTTTACCCTCAGTTGGTCTAAAATATAAAACAAAAGGGTCTCTTGTATTTTTCTTACAGCCGGAGGCAGACTCAGCAGTTTTTGATCTCTTAGGTAATTTACTAACGAATGTACACATTTTTATTTCTCCTTGTTGCTTATATAAATTATACAATCCTATATGTATTTTTTAATCATTATCATATTTTTTTTGTATGAGTTTATCTGTCTGATAAAATATATTATATCGTTTGCCTGTAAACATTTTAAACGTCTCTTGAGCTTCGTCATAATAAAGTAACCGGTTTCTACTTAATCTCTTCAATGTATCCTGACTAACACCATTTAATCGTTCAATTAACTGATCTAGTTTCTTGATAGATGAAATCCAATATTTTGAGATTTTTCCACTTATAATTAATTCAGCTAGTTGATCATTTATAACAACATATTTAATATAATCAATAGTTGTTTCAATATTATTTTTTACACATTCATCTGCTATAAATTTACTAGTCTTTAATACATTGTTATATATTTTTTTATGTTGTTCAATTAATTTAAGGTGTTCATTAAATAATCTAAATTGCTGAATATTAAGCAACTCTTTTATTGATACATTGTGGCGATGTGAAAAAACGAAAGATATATATTTTTCGTAATCAATATTATGCTTTGTACATATAACCGCTAATTTTTCAAATCCAGCCCACATATTAGGCTTACTACTGGCAATATTTAGATAGAGTTGTTTCCTTCTAGGGGATCGTCCAAGCCGCTTAAGCATATGATAGTGATACTCTGAACATATATCGTCAGCCATTATCATATTGTTGTTCCTTCATTATATCTCTAATCTTATTAATAAAATATGTTGTAAAAATATATTTATATTCCATATAAATCATTTCAATAAATTCACTGATATTTATATTAAAATAAATAAGCAATGATTCTATATATTTTTTATTTGATATAATTTCAATAAATTTACGTTTAACAATTATTTCAGGTTGTTCATGGTTAAATTCTGGATATTCATTTCTAATAAAACGATATAATATATCAGTATCGATATTTCGTTCAGCTGTATTATCTATTATATAAAACATTTCTTCATTCGTACTCATATTATAAATCCTTTAAATCATTTGCAATTGAATCTAGTGGATCGAGATTTTCTACAATATCAGTATCACCCTCACGGTTGGAAGAATCATTAGAACTAAATGAAGTTATTGATATGTCATCTAAAACAAGTGTGTCTGGATTAAGTTTGAAATTTAGAACTTTTCCAATCTTTCCACCAAGTCTATTCTTTAATATTTTCATATTAATAATTCCATTTTCTAGGTCATCATCTAATTGATATAATGCAGCAATAAAATCTCCAACATGTGCGATTCCTCTAGATTCTGAAATATGTTCCATTCCAATATCGGCATTGTTAAATCCTTCAGTATTTGCCTGAGTTGCTGTAATTACAGGTGCCAAATATTTATATGATAGTGCACGCAACTTTTCTGAAACAGCTAAAACGTCTGAATAAGAATTTGACGAGTCTCGTGATGTTTGTGGATTTACAAGATTCAAATAATCAATTACAATTGCATCAATTTTCACACCCTTTGCAATTAGCTTATCTAGATATATTTCAATATCCGACGGTCTAATTGTGCGCGGCGGATATTCCTTGATAAAAAGATTTGCGTTTGGATGATCTTTAAAAAATGTTTGAATTTTTTCCCGGGAAGATGTAGCAGTTTGTCTAAGATGATTAATATTATCTTCAGAAATATGTGCATCAAATCTGGCAGCATAAACATCTTGTGACATTTCAAGTGATATAACTACCACTGTTTTCTCTTGTTTAAGTAATTGATGAGTAATATTTGATAAGACTGTTGACTTACCTAAACCAGGCTGACCCATAAATATATATAGACTACGACCCTCACTTAAAAAACCACCATATGTAATTCTATCAAGTGAAGGCCAACCAACTGATATGCGCGCTTCTGGATTAAGCATATAATTCCAATGCTTATCCATATCATTAAAATAATCAAGGCCAAGATTATCATCAAATGTAACACTCTGGATTTTTTCAAATCGTTGTAAACATTTATCAATTGATTTATTTTTCTCGATGTCATTAATATTATCGAAAATCGCAAAATATAATCCTCGATTATGCATAAATCGTTTGAGATTTTCTTTACAACAATCTTCAGTTAAGTCAAGGTCAAAAGAACGGACTTCAATAAAATGTTTAATGATGGTATCATAATCAATATTTGTATGTTTTTCTGCATACTTCATTAACATAGCGGAAACTATTTTTTGATTGGGTAGGCGTTCATATTGTTTATAGAACGCTATAATCAATTTGATCAAAATAGAATTACTATCATTTTCACACCATCTGGAATCGAAAATATCTTGAAAGATCGCAGTGTAACTTACATCGGTGTAAATCTTTTTTAGTAGAAGTTTTTCGATGACATCATTAGTGAAGTCAGTATCTTTTTGTTTTGACATGGTATAGTCCTAAATTAATTCCAGGCGCTATAACCATCACCTGTCATTAAATTTACTACTTCATTGTAATTAGGTGATTTCATTCCACCTTTATTATTTTTAACGTTTTCAAGTTTTCTAAGTTTTGATACAACTTTATCATATTCAACTTGATCAACTGTATCTGATGAATTAACTTGAACATTCATTGCATTGTTGACACGCTCAATTAGATCGCCAATAATAACAACTAGATCAGCTTTGCGCATTTTATCAAGATCAATATCTTTGAACGCAAATGTCTTTGCCAATTCAGTTAATCGTCCAATTTCTTCTTTACTATATGCTTCATTAATTTTTTTTATCATATTATAATCCCTTCATCTTCTCCATTTACAATATCATCAATTTGATCATCAACATTTGTCTTTGAACCATATTGAATCTCTTTAAAGCTTTTCTCATTAAATTCTTCTAAAAATGTTTCCCAAATTTCATCTTCGGCTAATAATCTATTCATTCTAATCTTTTTGTCAGAAAATGATGGAACTAAATATAGGCCAGCAGTACCACCTTCAATAAATCCCAAGCGGCGCGCTTCTTCAACAAGACCTTCCCATTTATTGATCCCATTATCAAAGTCAATGTAACATTCCGCTGTATAACCAGGTTTGATAAGACGATTTTTGACCGTAAAGAATTTGAGCGTGTTACCTTTATAATAAGATGCCTCTTTTACGTTGGCATCTTTCTCAAGCTTTTTGCTAGTCTGTATAATGATATGTGATGCAAATTGAATACCTTTACCACCTGGCATTTCTTTGACCTTTGATGTGAACATAGCGGCTGGATTGTCATACACATGATTAAGAACAATCAAGCTACATTGAGTTGACATCACGCGTGTCATAAGTGATTTCATCATAGCATTCTTCAAACGAGCCGTTGAACCCATATCAGACACTTGTTTATCTTTATCAACCGCATCATTTACAAACTTATCTGCTACCAACGCTCCAAATGAGTCAAGAACAACCATCGCTTTGACCGGAGTTTCACCTGCATCTATCGCAGCTTTCCTAGATTCTTCAATTTGGTCATAGATGTAAAGAAGTTTAGTTGAGCACATTTCTACAGAATTTACGAGGATGTGCTCAATCTTATTAATGTCAGCACCTTCTTTTTCAAGGAACGAATCAAGGCCACCACCTTCTGAGTCGATGTAGAAGATGATGTCATAGTCATTTTCAACAAGTGCGTTACGAATGATAGTTGCGGCGAGGAGTGACTTACCTGTATTATGTGATGAAATACCTTGGCAATAATATCGATGATTATCATATAGTACTTCAATGTCTACGCATTCAATTTCACCAATATCATTGACTTCCATTACTTGTGCGTATGTTCCATCTTCGACTAGTACTCTGTCCAGACGTGATAGCTTTTTCATCGTTACCCACCCGCGTTCAGTTTCGATAAGATGATCATTCGATGCATTGATCTTATATGTGTCAACATCACCAAATGCAATAAGTTCTTTACATGATAGAACACCTTTATTGACGAACTTTCCAGTTTTTTGCCAACCATCAGCGGTATCAATGAAATAAGGTTCAGTCAAGGTCTCAAGTGAACCGATCTCAACATTTTCTATATTATTTTTGAAAAAATTGTCAATTTTTATCATAACGATTGTTGATGGATTAGTAGTATGACCGTTTACGATTTTTGACACAGTGGCTCGACATAAAGCTGAATGTTTAGCAATTTCAGTCAATGTATAGCCAATATTGATCAATAAATTTATTTGTTCTTTCGTATTCATATATGTTCCTATAGTATGTTGAAATTCTTAAGTTCTTGTATAATATACTCCAATTGAGCCGATTGTTTTATATCATCTCTAACTGTTATTATTTCAAACCCATTTGCCTTCGCTATTGATTTCTTGTGTTCATCGTGTTTAAGGCATTCATATGGATCCTTTTTATATGGATGATTGAAAGTATCAACATTTTCTTTAGTAGGATGCCAATTGATACCATCATATTCGATTATAACTTTTTTGTTTAATATAGTAAAGTCATAATAATACCAATAGACATCGTCATAATTTATCGAGAATTCACTTGAACCATTAATAGCGAAATGAATGGAATGTTTACTAATTCCAGCTCTTCGAAGTATCTTATATAATGATATAAATAAACGCTGACCTGATTTTGAAAAGTTTGGAGAACCATTAGGATTCGATGAGCTAAAGCTATTCTTTGACTTATTTATTCTAGCAATCTCATCTAATGGCTTAGATTTCAATGTATTCTGCCACTTCTCTTGACGCTCCAGCCATCTCTGAGTGCCTTCTATTTCACCATGTCGCTCAATACATTTAGCTAGACTGAACGTAGTCTGACGATCCTTAAGCTTACTGGATGCTAATATTATGTCGCCGGCACATTTCATTAGCCAATATTCTATAGTGGTGCAATATGATGATTTTGTCATGTTAGCATGAGCATTTTTTGAGCCATCACTAATCTTTTTGAGATGTTGCTTTAATGCATCCTCGCCATATTTTTCTAAGAAGTCATCATTGGTAAAAGATTTAGTTGAATGAAATTCATGATAAGCTTTATCAGACTCAAATGTTTCTCTCAGTCTATATCTATTATTTCTATATTCTTCAACCATATTTTTAGATTCTTCAGCATTATATCCAGATTCTATCCAATAGCTTTCCTCAAGCTGTTTATTCTGTTTTGAAGAATTTTTTGACTGGATATGTGAAACCTTCTGAATAGCGTCCTCTTTTGACATATTATGATATATCATCCAAAATTGATAACTGAATGTTCTCGAAGCCCATTTTTGACAGTCATCACAGTAATTATGATAACCTCATGATATTGAATAAAAAGTTGTGACTATATTGTCACAATATATACATCGTGGCTTGTTAGTTTCGACATATTCATCATAATATAATTTATGAGATATTTTATGGATTCCGGTCAGATGACTTGATAAACCAGATTGTGATTTAAATTGTTTGTCACATATTGCGCAGTTATACATTTTCATTAATAATTCCTCCTATATCTATTTATCATAGAAGGCTGTAAAAAATGTAACTTATGTAACTTTTTTTCGTAAAATTTTCACAAGTTGATCTCTGGGCGTACATGCAGACTCACCTGCTAATGTAATTATTCGTCCAGCTGGAATACCTTTATGAATATCACCACTCACAATACGATTGATCGCGTATGATCCAGTTGAAATATATTCCGAAATCTTCAATAGATCACTGTCTGCAAATGATGATGAGTCTGTTCGTTTACGGATTGCCGATAGTAAATTGTCTACGTTTGTCTTTTTCTTAGCCATATTAATTACCTTTGTTAAGTCTATGATTTATTATACGCATTAACTCGATTTTTTAACTGAATATAATATAAACCTACAAGTGTTCGCATATATGCAGTCCTCATTACTGCTGACTGATTGTCTACATCTAATTCTACTCGTCTATTGATCCATTTTATAACATGAGACTTAATGAATTTTCGATAGATCAATGGAACATCACTTTTCGTCACGTCACGGTGTCTAATATATTTGTGATAGTGGTTGACGCGTTGAGCCATATGTGTTAGGTCGAAATGTGAGATGCTGAAGCCAATAAGGATTTGCGCGCAGTGAATAATTTGCTCGAAGTATTCACGATTTTGACCATTAAACTTTTCACCATTCTCATAGAAATCAATCAGGCCAATTGTAGTGTTGTCATCTATGCTCATCTCTCTGAACAACTTATACACATCTGTTTGATGACGGTATTGTGTGGCCATCGAGTTTAAGGTGATCGTTCGACTGATGAGGTGTTCATTGGTATCTAACGTGACTAATAAGAATCTGCGTTGATTGCTAATGTGATAGATCGCTACATATTTCTTTTCGTTATTCACCGCTTACTATAAACTCATCAGATGACGGAGTGAATTCTCCACCATAAAGATCTTCATAAAATTGAGTGAAACTGATATCAGTCGGAACTTCATAGAATCCACCAGTGAAACTACCGTCATCAGTTGGAACACCGTTGAGGGTGAAGTCAACTGTTTGAATTCGTTCAGTTTCTTCTATTAATGCTGCTCCAGCAAATATCCACGTCTTAAACGTAAATGATGTCGTAGCTATCTGAATATCTTGTTGAGTTGGCTCGAATTCATCTGGCCACTCTTCACTGATCGTTCCATCCCATTTAACTTGATGATTAATTTTTTCATCTGAAATTTTAGGATGGGCAGTCCTGACGTAAAGATCACTATTGAAGAACGGAATGAAGTTTGACAGGATGACGTCCATATCTTCAGGATACTTAGTGACCATAGTCATTTCAAACGTTATATTGATTGGAACTGGTGTGTAAGCATTGTAATCAATATCATCACCAACTTGTGATTTGAGGTGATCATTGATGCTATTCACTCGGTCAGCACTTCTCTCGATACCTGTTCTATTGATGAAAATCGCAGGAAGTGTTAGATTCCCGCGATCAGGATTCTCAAGGTTTTTCATTACTCGAGAGCGTTGAGAAAACTTACATGGAACGACAATTTGGTTGCCGTCTCTATCCTTACGTCTTAGTCTAATATTATTGAATAGACGCTGAAATTGCGCTTGAGCAAATATTAGCTCTGAGTTATATGATACAACTTTCATTTATTATTTCTCTTAATATTTATGTGATGTTATTTTTTGATAATTATCTTTTAATGATTTACCCTTTAATGTCCATCCTATTAACTCATCTTTAGACTTTATAGGTGAAAACCATCCATTTTGTGTAACTACAAATCCAGTAGCTAATTTCACTATTTCCATTTCTTGTTTATATATAGCATTTTCTTCATCTATATAATATCCAATTCTATCATTATAATGACCTATTAGCTTATATGTTTTACCACCTC